TATACATCACTGATGGTCCGACTCCCATTTTAATGTAATCATAATCTGGGTAACGTACCTGAAACTCATTCGGTGCTGCTGCCAGTATCTCAAATTTCACTGCCGATCCGTGCGGTTCCCTTATGCAATGCCTGAATGGTATCATGTTCTATCCCTCACTCTCTTTTCCCACCGTTCGTGTTTGCGTGCCATCTGTTCCTCATCTACGGTCAATGAAAGTTCTCCGGCACACTGTACGACATCCGTGTACTCTTCTCTGATATTTGCAATAGCATCTTTCTCTGTTACAGGTGTCGGATTCTCTTTTCGTATGATCCTTGCCATTTTGAGTGCTGCCTTTGCAAGTTCGGTACATTCCTCTGCAAGCTGTTCCAACATTGCAGCTTCGCCAATTTCTTCAATAATTTTCATTATCTCTCCCTCTTTGTGATAACTTTAAGTCTATCCAGTGGATATGTCTCCACTTTGCCATCTTCCAGAACGACAACCGCTTTTGTGCCAAGCAGGCTCGTGATTGTATCTATCCATGTTCCTTTTCTATTCTCACAGTGAGTACAATCTGGTATCTCATTGCACATATCAGCAATATCGTTACAGAATTTGCACTCTGCATAGCTTCTTGTGATTTCTACCGGTCTATCCATTTCGCACATCCTCCGATACGTCAAAATTCTCTAAATGCTCATATTCGACAGTTTCTTGTCTGATTTCAATTTGATTTTCGCTATGCGTTTCTGTTCCCTATCCATCTTTTTGATGCACTTATCCAACTGCCTTGCGTATGGACTGCTATTCGGGCCTGAGCACTCCATGATAAAAGCCTCTCTGTGTGGAGACTGATAAGGGCTTTTGTATCTGTATTTTTCGTATTCTCTTCTCTCTGCCACTATCAGAATCACAATTTTCAATACAAACCACGCTGTATTGAGCAAAACTAACCCTACGATAACCGCAACAACCGTCTTTACCATCTCTCTACCTCCGTCTTTTACACTAAAAATTTCTCAATTCTTATCTCTCCGCATTTCTTACACCCACATCTGCATACATCGTACTTAAAACCGCTGTAATCATGTGCCGTCCAGAGGACTTCCAACACTTCCCACTCATGCTTGCACGGAAGAAAACACGATACTAAAATCTTGTCGAATAGCCTTTTATACCACGGTTCTTTTTTGATTTGCATTTCAATTCCTCCTACACGGTTTTTACTCCGCCGGATAACGGACTGCATCTATGGCATCTCTCAGCTCCCCATCCCGGACAACCATTGCATACCATAAGTGACGGCATCATAGACGCATTTTCCACAAACGGAGATACCGGTTTATCTTCCCAGTACCAAGACCTCTTTTTATTTTCCGGGGAATTTTGGGAATTGCTGTTTTCATTGCTCATCTGGTTTTACCTCCTATGAGGCGTAAGCCTCCGCCGATTTTTAATTTTTGCCTGTTATTGTTTCTACGAGCAGACGTGACGGCATCCTCATTATTAGGTTATTACACATTTGATTCAGACGATGGTTTTCATCCGCAAGCGTATTTACCATGAGGTACAATCCCTCTTCTCCTGTAAGTTCTCCGTGCTCTATCATCTGCCATACTCGGAATACCGTTGCATTGTTTCTGATATGCGTTTCAGAGATCCCTACGGTGTATGCCTCTGTCATGCAGTCCGGTTGAACTTCCGCAGTGTGTCCTCTTTCCATTTGTCCCATGCGGTCTGTTTCTTCTCTCTGCATACTTCCGCCTCTCTCTGCTTATTCTGTGTTGCTGCTTCTTTGTTCTGTTCCATATTTCTCTCTTTCTATGCCGGTAGGCATCCGCCGATTTTGGATTTTGTGGTTTTGTAAAGTCCTCACTTTCCTTTTGTTATTCGGATGCCGTGTTTATACTTACATTGTAAATTGGGTGGTTTACGGTAATAGGGTTCTTTGCCATTTTACGATTGGGGTGGTTTTGGGCTTTTTAATTTTTGGGGAACTCAGAGGGGTGAGTTGCCCCTGATCCGCTCCGCTCTACACCCACGCCCCAGGGTATAAGCTGCCGGACCTGTCCCCGGATCGCCACACCAGAACCGCCGGAAACGTGCCGGAGTTCGTAAAAGTAAAAGAAAACGAACCGCAAAACCGCATAAATTCTATATATTTATATCTCCGTCCGTGTCTGCCGGATCTTTTCCGCTCATTTCCACCGGTAAACGCTGCGCAATCTCTGCCGCTGTTGGTAGTTCTGCCGCCTGTTTTCCCACGTTTAGATCTATCTTTTGCGCCGCCTGCGTGTAACCGTGGTTGTTATTCATATCCGTAGCGAATACGATCGGCGGGATCTTGCCAGCAAAGGCAAGTTGTTTCTTAAATGCTGCTATACTTGTTTTCAGTCTTTTTATTGTGTCAGAATACGCACCCGGGCGGGCTGTTTCCCAATTATTAAGCGTTTCCCTAGAAATCCCGGCAAAACTACAAAAGCCCTCTACATCAGGCACCAAGCGCACACCCTCCGCCGCTCTATTCTTAATATATAAAATGTATTTTTCCGCTACCTCTGTAAACTCTTCTACCGTTTCCAACTTTCTAGGGCGTCCCCCTTTGTTTTGTACCTCTCCGCCCTCCGGCGTTTCCTCTGCCTGTAAGAATCCAGTTAAAAAGGCATCACACAAAACCGCCGTTGTTTCTGCGTCCGTGGGTTCGTAGTCGCGCCCCTCCTTAAAACGTTTATAGCTCTGCTTTCTCACGCCTTGCGCGTCTCTCTGTGCCGTTTCTTTCTTCTCTGTTGCCATCTCTGCGCCCTCCTTTCCTCTGTGCCCTCTGTGCTGGTCCTACGCTGTCACATGGGCAAAATAAAAAGGACACTGGGAAAAGCTTTCTTGTGCTTCTCTCTGTGCCCTACGTTCTACTTTTTCGGCTATCCTTATTTATTTATATGTGGATCTGTTCCGCCCTCCGGCGGCTCTGTTATTTCTATCTCTATACCGCAACCAATGGCGGCGGCGTATTTCTCCATATCTTCAAGCGTGAATTTATCGGCGTTTAGTCTCTGGTTTACGTTCTGCCGGGACACGCCCAGACGATCCGCCACCTCTTGCACCGATACCCCGCGCCGCTTCATCATAACGCGCATCTTTTCGCCAAAACTCAACCGCACCGGCTCCGCCCTCCTTTCTATTCTATACACCTATAATATATAGGAATCTGCGCCGCCTGTCAAGTCTGCTGTTTACATGGTAAACACTGCGCCGGGGTTTTCTTGCACTTTGTAAAGTGTACAATTTACACAACAAACCGCCCCTATTTTGTTTAGTCGGCTATACATATTTCACAAACCGAAATAATTTGTAAATTTTTCGCTTGACTTTGTAAAGAATACGCTTTACAATACAAGCATAAAGAACGAACCGCAACGGACAACAACGAACCGCCGGACGTTCAGTAAAACAAACAAGCGCAGGCAAGGGCGCACGGTGTACCCCAAAAGAACAACGCACCGCAGACCGGACCAAGGGAATCAACCCGGACCAAGGCAACGGCGGCGCGGCACTTATTAAGACGAGACCGAAACACACGCCCCACCGCCTCCGGCTTGTATCTCCTGTGAGGGCTGCCCCTGTGGTAATGAGTGCATATATCAGGCAAAAGGAAAATTGTAAACCTGTGCTAGGGTGTACCAATTCACACCGCACATATAAAAAAGATAATTGAGTTATTGGAAGTATGAAAGCACTTTGAAACTTTCAGAACCGCACGAGATCGGGAAAGCGGTATAAAACCGGCCCGGCATCGAGTGAAAGCAGTTAGCACTCTAACAATGATTAACGCCCCCGACGCTCCCAGGGGAAAGCGGGAACCGCTCCGGAACTATTGAGCCGAGGCGATGGCTGGAACGAGTTGACCATATACACGCAGCATAAAAGGGAATGGCCCGGGCGAACCCCCGAAAAGCCGCCGTCTGCAAGTCTGACGCAAACGACTATTGAGAACCAAATAAAAAAGGGCGATCCGCTACACCTACCAAGCGACACGGACCGCCGCCACCCCTCCGGGGCTTGTCTCCTATTATAACAGGCTTTCCCGGATGGAACAACAGAAAAGAGAGGGAAAGGCCATGTTAAAAACTAATTCTAAAGCAGTAAATGAGAAAATCAAAAATATTATTATTGAGTGTTACAAGGACAGCGGCGAGTATTACGGTTTTGAGGGTCGCGAGATGGCTTCCGACTATGCCGGAATGTGTAAAGATATTATGAACGCTTTCTATATTGAGAAAGTAAAAAATGACTGTCAATATAAAGCCGGCCGCATCTCCGCCCAGGATCTTTTTATGGACTGGATGCAGGGACTTCCGACAGCGTTTAGCGTTGCTGATGATGTTTTCTATCATGGGGATGCGCTGGACTACTTAGGGAATCTGTTAGAGCAGACCGAGGCAGAAAAAGCCAAATACACAACCGAGCAGGCAGAAAAAACAACTTGCTACTTGTTTTATAGAGAATTGAAGAAAAACGCAAAATAGACAACCACGAGGCGCGCACCCTCCGGGGTGCTCCCTCTCAAATATAGGAGGTTTATACCATGGGATGGGATTATACACACGCAACACACTACACCAGAACCGGAGCTATTGACAAAAAGGCAGAAATTGACGAGCTTTACACCTGGCAGAACGACACGAAAAAATATGAGGTTGTCCGCTCTTGCATGGTTGGGGCTACATATTACGCAGCCGTAAAAGTAACCATATTGAGCACCGGAAAGGCTGAGACATTCGCCGCCGTTGCATTGACGCACACAAACAACCGGGATTATTTCAACTTTGGAGTTAAGACGATGGAGGAAAGCATGGGACCTTGTGAGGATCATTGCCCGGCTTCGATTCTCTCTCTTCTCTCTCCTACTGATTCAGAATATGCCAACAACTGGCGTGAGAGATGCAGAAAGAATATTGAAGCAAAGAAAGATCCGCACGCATTGAAAAATTTACCTGTCGGCGCAGTGATCCGCTTTACTCTCCACACCGGGGAAAGCATTGAACTATTGAAGCACGCCGCGGCGTATCAGTTCAAATGCCCTTTCTGGTTCTGCCAATCGTCCGGCCGTTATATGCCAGCAACCAGAATCCCGGCAAATTATGAAGTAGTCACAGCATAACATATTGAGTTTAGGAGGATAAGAAACCATGAATAATACAGCATTGAGAATTGAGAACGGTATGAGCAGTTTTGAGTTACTGCAGGCCAAGGTGTCAAGCCTTGAAGCAACAGAAAAGCGTATGAGCATTGAAGAGGACCGCCGCATGGCTGCCATTGATGCAATGGACCGAACCTATAATAATCCATCGACACCGCGCCGCACACGCTTTGAGCTTTCTATTGAGCTTCCTATTCAGCGTGAGGCATTGAAGAACTACCACAATGAGCGCAGCCGGGTATCTGCCGAGCTTCGAGGACTGAGAACAGCCATTGACCTGATCTTGACCGTTTCCAACTACGGCGGAGAGGTAACACCCGGAAACCGCCGACTGATTGAGGGTATTTTGGCTTAATTTGTTACATTGTAACATAGTGTAACAGATTGTAATATGGAGGTAACGCAAATGAACAACGTAGTAATCAGTTTTAACGAAAGAGAATTGACCTTGTTAAGCGATGCGATCTTAACAATGATCGAGAACGCAGGGCAGGCAAAACGCCTTGTGTGTGATACAAAATCGCAGGACGCTATTGACACCCACATGAAAGAGTTGCAGAGATTAAACAGTAAATTGTGTACTACCGGCATCCGGTAAAGAAAGGATTGAGAACCATGAGAAAGAAAAGTGTATTTATCAACTGTATGGAAGCATTGACAGCAAACAGAAAACACAGTGAGGCCCGCGCACTTCTCAATGCAGGACTGAAAGAGTCCGCAGAGAGACAGACCGCCACCACCGCCCCGACTTATGAGCTTACAAAGCCGTATATCTTCCCTACTGTTGAGGGCAATATGACTTATCACACCTCGTGGGGATCTCATGGAGTAAAGAACGAAGCCGAAACCATATTGAACGTATTGAACTCTTTCCGCCTCCGCTCCACCATTGCAAAGATCAACCAGGGACCACGCCTTACACAGTATGTTATTGAACCGGCTCCCGGAACTCAGGTGCAAGCTATTTTGAGACACGAAAAGGAATTTCAGGCAGCCTTACATTGCAACGCCTCTTTGAGATTTGATAATGGCTATGTGTATATTGAGGTTCCGACTGGTACAGAAACCGTGTTCCTGGGCGATATGCTCATTGATAATGAGTACCGGTCCACCGATGGTTTTACAATGGCAATCGGCATGGCGGTTGATGGTTCTAAACATTATATTGATATTGCCAAGGCTTGCCACATTCTTATTTCTGGTATGACCGGATCTGGTAAATCAATCGTGCTGCATAACCTCATCTTGTCCCTGCTGATGAAAAAGAATCCGGCACAGATGCACTTATATATCATTGACCCAAAAGCAACAGAGTTTGAGTATTACAAGAACCTTGCAGCGTGTACGGTTGTATCTGAGGTAAATGGTGCGGTTGAGCTATTGAAGAACCTTTGTATTGAGATGGATCGCCGCTACTCCATTCTTGCCTCTACCGGCTGCCGTGACATTGACAGCTACAATACAAAGTTCGTAGATGCACCTATGAGACGTGACATAGTTTTCATTGATGAGTTATCCGACCTTATGAGTATGGGTGGAAAATCCGTTGAGGGACATATTGTAAGAATCGCACAGAAAGCCCGTGCCTGTGGCATCCACCTTGTAATCGCTACACAGTACCCGGTTGCAAAGGTTGTTACCGGATTGATTAAGGCGAATATGCCGACAAAGATCTGTCTCCGTGTTGGTACAGTCACAAACTCTATGGTCGCATTGGATATGGCCGGCGGCGAAAAGCTCATGGGCCATGGCGATATGCTCTTTCTCCCTAACGGTTCTCTTACTCCTGTAAGGCTGCAGGGTGGGTTCGTTTCGGAGACAGCAATCAATAATATTGTTGGCGGATTGATGAAAAATCAGTAAGGAGAATTTTATGAATACATTGCAAGGAATGATGATGCACACAAACTATATGATTGAAGAAATCCGGCGAAGTGCCATTGATGAAACTATTGAGAAGTTCAAGCAGGCATCTCGTCACTATTACGAAACATCAGAGGGCGGAGCCGATACTACAAAATATATCCATGAGTTAGTGAAACTCGGCGTTGATATGGAATACATTGTTGACATTGATTTGCAGATCCGCGATGAGGTCTGTGGCGTATAAATGGAGAGATTGATATGGCAGGAAAAACAACAACAGCTTGTACGCATGAGCAGTACGAGACTATCATAAAAACTTTATATGAGGGCATTGGAGACTGCATACAGCCTAATCCCAGGATTGCTACGATCCTTGTTATTGAGGCGAATGTAGGATTGCGTATTGGAGATACACTCTCCCTCCGGCGTTCCTCTTTTATCAAGACGCCGTCCGGTCACGCTTTTAATATTATTGAGCATAAGACCGGAAAGGTTCGCCGTTTCAAGGTTCAGGAACAGGTCTACAACTTCCTCCTTGAATATGCGGACTCTGAGGGCATTGAGGGCGATGATCTGATATTCCCTATCGGTGTCCGGGCAGTGCAAAAGCATCTGAAAAAGGTTTGCGACTGGCTCGGTCCTGAGTATGAGGATATATCCACCCATTCGTTCCGTAAATACTTCGGAACAGAGATTTACTACAAGAACGGAAAGGACATTGAACTGGTCCGCCGCCTGTATCAGCACAGTTCCGCCGCCGTTACGGCTCGTTACTTGGGTGTTACGGACGAAAAGATTGAACAGGCATTAGATTCCCACGTTGATATTATTTACCGCCCCAAATGAGGCGCATATATAGTAATGGTTCCTTATAAGATTTGTCTATTTGAGTGTCGTGTAACAGGTTTCTAGCAGTTTTTAATGTGAAAACCGCTGCCGGTATGAGGGTTGATAACGGCATACACCATCCCTTTGTTGGTTGACAGGTTTTCCGGCTTTAATGCGAAACCGGATAAGGATAGTGGGATCTCCTGACATTCGCGTATCTCCGGCGGAGCGCACGATGCCGCTTGATAAGAACGTGTCCAAATAGACAAATGTTATAAGGAACCATTGAAGAAATGGAGGTCTTAGGCATGATTGATATTACGAACTGCAATAAAATCATAGTCGATACCATCGGTAAAACAGAGAAGATCATTGAATGGTATCAGCAAAATAAAGATTGGTTGGATGCCGAAGAGTTCCGCATCCCCATCCCCTCCGCATTGGTTGAGCTGCCGGAGGAAGATATTAAATTCTATTATGAGCAGGAGGGTGTATTCGTCAGGCTGCATCTGTATATGGGTGGCGTGTATGTCTGCAATTATCGGTATGATCCGAAAACTCAGGAAATCGAAAACATTGTCTTTCCTGCCGGATTAAGCAAAGAGAAACGAAAGGTTGCCCGGATGGTTCTTGCCGCTGACAGAACGCCATACAAGGAGGCATTGAAGTTCCACTCTCTCATGTGTTTTGCAACTCATTACCGCAACTGCATTGAGACTACGGAGCAGAAAGAGAAACGCATTTCTCATAAGCATCGAAAAAGCCTGCGCCGTTCCGGCGGTGCTACACCACTGATAACCACATACCGCATTGATAGCAGACCTATTCCTGCAGATGGTGCAAAACGGCACTACACAAAGCCTACTGAACAGGTAAGTGTAAGAGGGTTCTATCGGATCACCAAGACTGGCAAGCGTGTATGGGTTCGCCCTTTCACAAAATACAACGGAAATTCTGAAAATAACAAAACATACAAAGTATAGGAGGATCACTATGAGTAATTTGAAAGTTTATGCAAAAACCATCGAAGATGAGGCTTTGGAACAGATTAACACTCTTCTGTCTCAGGATGCCTTTAAGGACTGTAAGGTTCGTATCATGCCGGATGTTCACGCCGGAAAGGGATGTGTCATTGGCTTTACTGCGGATCTCGGAAACAAAGTAATTCCGAACATTGTCGGCGTGGATATTGGATGTGGTATGCTCTGCGTAAGCATCGGACACGGAGAAATCGACTTTGAGAGATTGGATAATGTCATTCGCACCTATGTTCCAAGTGGAAGAAATGTGCATGATGGCCGGCAGATGCGTTTTGAAGAATTGAAAGAGCTTTATTGTTACCGGGAATTAAAAGATACCAAACGTCTCGAACGCTCTATTGGCACTCTCGGCGGTGGCAATCATTTCATTGAGGTTGATGTTGCAGAGGACGGTTATAAGTATCTGATTATCCATACTGGCAGCCGTAATCTTGGGAAACAGGTGGCAGACTACTATCAGAACCTTGCCTATGAGTTGATGTGCGGTAAGGATGATTTGTATGATCGTCAGGAAAAGCTCATTGCCGACTACAAAGCTGCTGGAAGAAAATCTGAGATTGAATCCGCAATCAAGGAGCTGCGCCGAAACTTCCGTGCTGTCACTCCGAAATTACCGAAAGACCTCTGTTATTTAGAGGGTAAGTACCGTGAACAGTATCTCCATGATATGAGGATATGTCAGAAGTTTGCCTACATGAACCGTGTTATGATTGCTCAGATTATATGCAATCACATGGGATGGGGTGTTGATGCAGATATGCCGGACTTCTTTGAGTGCATCCACAATTATATCGACCACGACTCCAACATCGTCCGTAAAGGTGCTATCTCTGCCAAGTACGGAGAAAAGGTTCTTATCCCCATCAATATGCGTGACGGATGTATTCTCGGAACCGGTAAGGGAAATGAGGATTGGAACTGTTCTGCGCCGCACGGAGCCGGACGGCTTATGTCCCGGATGAAAGCAAAGGAAACTCTCAGCATGAGAGACTATTCGCACTCTATGGACGGTATCTACACTACTTCTGTGTCAGAGGAAACCATAGATGAGGCACCGATGGCATACAAGCCTATTGATGAGATTGTGGAATGTATTGGAGAAACCGTTGATATTCTTGCGATTCTGAAACCTATATATAATTTCAAGGCAAGCGAATAATGTGGCATTGATAGACACATTGATGTATAATGGACTAAACATTTATATAGGGAGGATATGTCTATGAAGATGAGATATTTTGCCATACTGTTACTGTCGGCCGTTCTTTTGACTGGTTGTGGTGGCGGTACATCTACCAAAAATGGCACTACTGCGGTCACGACTACGACAGAAAGTAAAGACAAAACAGACCTTGCAGATTTGATGAGCACGCAGGATTATTCCTGTACTGTGGATGATTCTTTTATGTATTACGTTATGTATGTAACAAACAATTCAGATAAGGTTGTGAGTATTGATCTGAATGTGACCGCATTGGATTCTTCTGGCAGCATGGTTGGTTCTTCCAGTGATGGAACAAAAGCGGTTGCTCCAGGGCAAACAGCCGGTATATGGACCACATTTGATGAATGGGATAAGATTGATAGTTTTGATTACGCACTGTCCGTATCTGAGGAAAAAGAATACTCTCCTGTCTATTCTGACTTATCCGTTGACTACAATACTACCGACAGCGGCATTGTTGCATCCGTGACAAACAACGGAACTTCCGCCGCAGATTATGTGTGGATGGATGTGGTGTACCTTAAAGATGGGAAGATGGTTAATTTTAGCGAATTATCTTTTATGGATGATAACCAAGAATTGCAGCCAGGTACAACTCTTTCTCAGGAGGGCACTTGCTACTCTGATTCCGGTTTTGATGATGTAGTGATTGCCATAAATGGCAGGAAATAATTTAAGGCAGAGGTTTTATTCCTCTGCCTTTTCTATGAGTTCCCATGCCTTTTCATCGCCAAATTCTTTCCTTACGGCTTTCCATAATCTGAGGTACTTCTTGGATTCTCTGTCCCTTTCAGTCCTCGCCTTGTCAATCTGGCTTCTGAGGCGGCTTATGTACTGCTCGTCCTCTGTCTGAATCAGCTTATCTGAGTCACGGTACAGTGACCGGATCATACTTTCTTTGAGCATTTCCACCCACGGCGTAGATACCTCTGTACTGCGCCCATTGATTGAACGGCGTGTTTTATATTCCCTATCGGATAAATCCTGTTTCTTGGCTTTCTTGGCGCAGTAATCGCCAATATACACACCAACCCAGTCTGGGATCTCTCCTTTGACCTGATCGTAAAGTTCTCTGGTAAGCACATAATAGTTGTAGTGACCTACGAACGATTTCACTGCCGCACTATGGAAATCTGCCTTTGATACCTTGACCTCATAGCATCGAAAAATGCCCTTTGTGTCGTATGTCATGTAGTCCACACGCTCCTTGCCGCCATATCCTATTGTTACCTCATAACAGCCAAATGTTCCCATTTTGTATGTGGCTCTTCTGATTGCCTTTTCCAATGCTACGGTTTCTGCGGTTTTCATTTCAGATCCTCGATTGAGAACACCAGACCTACGCAGTAGACCTCTCCATCTTCCCAAATATCAAATCTCTCACAAGGAATTTCTGTCTCATACGTCCAATCTGCCGGAAGTCCGTCTCGGTTCATGCCGTCACACCATCTGGCATCTATCCAGTTTGCACGTTCTTCTCCCTCCTGATCCACACCGTTTCTGTCAAAGTATACTCTTCCTCCATCGAAGCAACCGCCCTCATCATAGATTGCCCCATCAAACTCCATGAGATCATCAGATGCACCGTAAACAATAACCAGACCGCTTTCCTTTGCTTCCTGCTTCACATCGTCAAAACTATCTCCGTATGCTCTCCCATTGAGCTTTTCTGCCAATTCTTTTGCTGTAATCATCGCATATCCTCCTTAATCTGTATATACCACTATTCTCTGTCCCTCCATTCTGTAACCAAAACAGAGGTTTCCACCGTCTGCTATGATTGCACAGTCATGGTCAGACAGATTATTCACGTTTCCGATAATCTCATAATATTTACAGGCATATCCGCTTTCTCCGCTCATAATAACGGTTTTCTTAGAAAGAATCTTATTACGCTGTTTCTCTGACATACAATCCCATTCATACGGATATACCACAACTGCCTTGTCCTTGATCTTTTCGTACTCCTTGAACCATGTTTTAGTCATCGGCTGACTCCTTTCTTGCATATTTGCACCCTGAGAAGTTGGTTCCGACATCAAGAAACATATCCAGAATGATTTTCTCGCTCTCTCCGCAGAAATTTATATGTCCTGTCTTTGTGTGCTTAACTATCAGCTTTTTGCAGTTAAGGCAGCACGCCTTTTCGTTCCGTTCCTCGAACCTCTGCAAAGCCGTCTTATTCATTCTGGTTTCCTGCCTTTCTGAAATGATCCGCAATTTTGCAGATTGTAGCATCTCCAATTCCTTTGATTGAAGAAATCTCTTTGAGAAATTTGTTAATATCCGCTCCGCCGGAGGACTTTTTACCCTGATTAAAACCCTCGCTTCTGGCTTTCTCTACTCTGTCCTCGACATAATGTACCAACTGCTCATCTGTCATTTTCCGCATCTTTACGGCTTTTTCGTGAATCTTATCCTCGTCCGCAGTTCTTCGGCAACTTCTTTTCTTTGCCATGGCGTTACCCTCCTATCTCATGTATGTTTCAACGATGCACGCATCGTCCTCCGGTGTCCTCGGGAACTTAAAAATAAATCCGGCTGACATTACATCATCTTCACATCTTTTAAGGTTTTCATATTCGCAGTAAACATTCGTTGGCCGATTCTTCTCTCCGTCCCATACTCTTGCCACCACTTTTCCCGGAAAGTCTTTCGGGCTGTCATATATCACCACTAGCGGCACTTTTATATCTGAATAGTCCACCAGATTAAGTGTCGGTACTCTCTTATACAACGGCGTGTTCTGCTTTGCTAATTTCTTCTGTTTGTTCACTCCCATACCTCCTGTAATTCCACATGGAATGATTTCAATAGTTCATCGTCCATATTTGACATAAATGTTCTGTACGATATGTCTGGCTTATTTTCCATAAACCACTCTACCGCCTTTTGATTTCTGGCTGTTCTGGTAGATAGATTTCTCCAATTATCCTGATGCCGAACTCGTTTCAATTCTCCGTACCATACAAGAAATCGTTCTCTCGTGCCGTTCCGGTCAATCCTCATAGGCACATACGGATCAATAATCTCATAGTCTATCCGGCGGACTGCTGCCGGAACTGCCATAACCCACATTTCTCCTGTGGCAACGGCATCCGGCACTTTATCCGCTATCTGCTCCGGCATGAGGATAGCATCACTCTCTATGTAATACGCATGGATAACAACCGGCACACCGATTCTTGCCATGTTATACGTCACTGTTCCGCCTTGCGGCATCGCTTGGATTGCACTCAATATGTTAGGTGCTACGCATATCCTCGGAGTGGTGTTATCCTCATCCGGGCAAATCTGTTTCGGAACTCTCGGAACAAATCTCTCTACTTCATCAAATGAAACGTGAACCAATTTACTGTTGTTTCTTTTTCCTCTTTGCTTCATCCTTTTTCCGTTGGCGTTCCTCCCAATAGGGATGTTCCAACCTTTCTAGTCCAGTGCATCCTATCTGCAGGCACTTATGGACTTTCATTTGCTTCGTTGATAGATACCCTTTGTGTGTTTTGCAGTACGCTACCGGCGATTTAACCATATTCTTATCAATGCTCTGGAATAAATCAGGCATGAATAAGGGCTTTCGGAAACTCTTGAATGAGTTCTTCGCCCCAAATGTCCGTGAGGCTTGGTTTCATAAATACCGGTATGTTGTACTTTCTGCACTGCTCCACAATATTTTCAATCCATTCTCGTCTTGGTATGACTTTATCTTTTCTGCTGCCAGTCTCCGCTCCTACGATGATCCACTCCGGGATGTATGATTTCTCGCTCAACTCTCCGAAGTCTGCCAGTATAGGCTCTACTGACAAAAACGTATGGAACTCATAGTGTCCGTCCTGTCCCATATACTCCGTATCTGGATCTGTGACTGTCGTTCCGTACCACATATTATCTCTGAGTGGTAATTCTCCGTAATGATGCAGCTCCATATATCTTCCGGGATTCTTCGTGAGGAAGAGGTAATTATGCTGCGGAGCTTTCTCACAAGCATTAAACACTTCCCTGATCCATCTATCAGGAACCCACTCTCCAAACACATCCGACATTGAACCGACAAAGATATTTCTCTGCCTCTTTTTGTCTCTGTATTCTC